CTTTTTCTGGACCACAATCAGTCACAGCGGCGATGCGCGCTCCTGAAGCCGTTTTTGGGCGCTTTGGGAAGCATATCTATCGAGTCAGGATGATTAACAAAATTCCCCGCGTCAAAGGCGTCGACCCTTCTGACTTGGCATCACAGGCGATTGATGCTTGGGCATTCGATCGTTATGATTATGTCGTTGACGAATCACGCAAGGTTACTTTTCTTAAGAAAGAGACTTTAAATATGTTGCAAGTAGCTCGCCGTCTCGTTCAAGATTATGAGATGCAAGAGTCTACCTTAGCCGCAGCGTTGTGCGATCGGTCCACGCTACATGCGATTCAAGAGCGATGGGATGTTGAAGAGGAAGAGAGTGGCGCCGGTGTTGTTGCTCAAGGCTTGTGGAGTGACGCGATGAGCTATATTCGTGGTGAGTCGCGAATGAAAGCTGTTATTGATGATCGCCGCGCCCATTTCCATCGGGTCGGAGTTCGCGTACCACCCGGTACTGTTGATGCTGAGCGTGATCCGTTAACTTGGTTGTCTGCCGTTCGCCATATGCTCCTAACCGATATTGGTCCGTATCCGATGCGAGAGCACCTCGCAGGGTACAATGGTGATGTCATTGAGGTCTTGCGTGATTTATCACACCTCGTAGTTGAATCTCGCGTAGAAGGCGCCACGGCCGCTGACAATCGGGTGAGTGATGCGTATTTTTTGGGAAGTTGTATCGCGGCCTATGAGGACAAATTAGCTTACCGTCTCTTCGTCACTGGTTTGATCGACAGAATGGAAAGCGCTTTGGGGTACATTCGAACTCAAGCTGCAAATGCCCAACAAGCAGCTGGCCAAATTTTCCAACGCTTTCGCCCCGCTATAATTTTCACTGTCAGTTATTTCGCTTTTGTCGTTTTGTGGCTCAAGTTACTGCAGTGTATGTTTCCCCCTGAACCAATCAAGGTAATGATGGTTGCCGTTGAACGTCAAGGGTTCACTGGTCTATATAAGGGCAAACAAGGAGAGGACCGCAGAAATGTTACGCACTCTAGCGGTTACGTTCCTTCTGGCCATAAGGGAAGGATTGTGGGGTCAACCCCAGTTCAAGCGCAAGTGTCGACCACTCTTGACACTGATCAAGATCCAGGATTGCGGAATATTGTTAAGATTGCCGTGACGATTCCTGGAGACAAAAAGATGGGCATGTACGCCGTTTTTGTCCACAATAACGTCTTGATGATCCCTGCCCATTTTTGGAACCCCGTTTTGGTTCATGGTAAAGAGGGAGTCCAGCCCAATTATGAAGTTTGGAGTAATTCTTTGCTTGAGATGAGCGGATCTTTTGGGCGGTTTGAATGTTCACTCAACGAGATCGATCCACGAACGCTCTGGATCAGTGACGAACAAGACGTTTCGTTTATTGATCTTAGTTCTTTGAAAGCGGCGCACACGCGTGATTGGCATTTTAACACGCCGCCATCTCTACGACGTTACTTTGTGACCGAACCTGATTTAGTCCATTCGCTGAATCATGTTGGTGGTGCTGCGATTCTGAAACCCTCTGATGATTGGTCTACGATGAATAAGTTGACAGCCACGGCGCATATGTTGAGAAACGTTGGCAAAGTCGATTTTCATTACAAGGTTGGAGACGCGATTTATGCCCCTCCGATGTTGGAAGTTCACGGATTAGAGACTCTTCAAGGGGAGTGTGGCTTGCCTTATGTGGCTACGACAGGACCTCGGCGTTTTATTGGGTTTCACGTGGCTCGCGTTACAGGGGTGAGTAAGACGTTCGGGAGTGTCATTACTCGTCAGTTGCTTGACACCGCATTGACCGAGCTTGGATCGATTGAAGGTGATATAACTGGACAAGCTGTAGAAATTGTTAGTCAAGGTGCGCTCATGGTTCGTGACATAGTGAGTTTGTGGCCTGAGCGCATTCGAGTCATAGGAGAGGTGCCTTCAGCCGGCGGTGGTGGAGGTTCGAAATTGATACAAACTCGTTTGCACCCCGATCAGTGCCCTGAAAGTTTGAGCCGCCTGGGACCGTCGACAATGGCGCCAGCACGCTTAACGCGGTTCGTAAATGATGACGGGGAGATGGTGTCGCCTATGGAGCGAGCGGTGCGTACTTTTGAACCACGTCCAAGTAATTTGACGATAGAGGAAGTCATGCGTGCAGCAGACGGTATTCATTTGCAGTTTCCCCCTATGCGTGAGAGAGGCGTTAGACCAATGGTGCTGAACATCCAGCAAGCGATTGTTGGAGTGCCGTACAATCGGTACATTCGGAGCGTTGAAATGCGAACGTCGTGTGGCTACACGTATAATACCAAGTATAAGAACTTTGGTGATCCGGCTCGAAAAGGCAAGCTCCGCTTTTTCGAAATTGAGGAACATCCAGAAGGGAATCGCGCGATCTTCATTCGTGACTCTAACGGGTTTAGTCCCTTTCTCCATGAATATGGAAAGCTTTGCGCCCGCTACTTACAAGGTCTACCGGGCAACATCCCTAACGTGGGGACTTTGAAAGATGAGAAGCGGAAACTCAAAAAGGTTGAGGCAGGTGATTCCCGTTTGTTCTCAGTTAGTGAGATGCATGCGCAGATTTTGATGAAACAAATATTTGCGTCGTTGATGGCAGCAGTTGCTGCAGCACATGATACAAGCGAGCCAAAGGTTGGTACTAATCCGTACTCCCATGACTGGGACAACTTGTATTATTATTTCCGCACGTTTGAGAGACTGTTCGCGGGAGATTATAAGTGGTTCGATAAGTCTCATCAGGAGTACATGATGATGGGCTGTTTTGCCATTTTTCGCGCTTGGTTTGAGACCTATGGTATTCATGATGAGTTTTTCATGGAATCGTTGCATGCTGTTCTTGTTGAGATGGAAGCTTACGCTCAAACTCATTTACCAGCGAATTGGGAAGATTTGCGTGGTTCTGACGTCGAAGTTTTGTGGCGTATATTGAAGGCGATCTTTTATGATTCGTGTTATTGCATACACGTTTTGTTCGGATTGTTAGTTATGATCATCGGCGCCTTGCCGTCGGGACATGCATTGACTACACTCATCAATTGCCTCATCAATATGATGATATTTCGCATCAATTTTTACCGTCAATATCCGTCCGGATATCGGTTTGAAGACCACGCCCGTCTTGGTGTGGTTGGTGATGACAATGGAGTCAGTGTTGATCCTAAACTCAATGCTTTCAATTGCGTAACGATGGCCGCCACATGCGCTGACATTGGGTACGTTTATACCGACTATGCTAAGGAACTCGTCGCTCGAGCTTTCCATGATATTCACGAAATTGAATTCAACAAGCGCAAATTCGTTCCACGAGGGGATAAAATCTATGCGCCTTTGAACTGGGAAACGCTCCGTGAGATTCTGTATTGGCGGCATAAGAGCCTGCCCGAAGAGATAGCTCTTGGCGAGAC